AATGTGGTTCAAAAACCAAAAAAGTTTACAGGTTACGTAACCTGTTAAACATAGTATAAATTATAGGACAAATTAAAAATGTTACAACTTGTAACAGAAATTTGTAACCTATTAAAATTATGTAAAAATGGGATACAACAGAGAACAATACAATCATTTAATCAAATCAAGACGAGAAGAAAGGAGGTATAATTATGAAGAGCCTCTCTGGAAAACCGAATCTATGTATGTAGATACGGCAACAGGAGAAATCATCCTAAAAAGAAGATTAGAAAACGGAGAATACGTAAAAATAAAATCAACAACTAAATACAGTAAAGATGGAAAAATCAAAATTAAAACAATTACAACCGAATGCGAAGAAAGTAAACAACAAAGACTCTGGCGATGGTAATAAACAAACAATTGAAAGGATAGAAATTAAAGATAGTCCTTTTCATGTAATTACAATAGATGGAGAAAGCTTCGGAGTTATGGGAGATTATAGACTAACAGAGAAAGCAAAAACAAAAGAAGAAGTAATTGAAGAATTAGAAAAAATTACGTGGAACAGAATAGTACAAGTAGTGATGCTATTAGAAGAAGTAAGAACAAAAATTAACAATAAAATAAAAGAACAAGTATGAAAACAGAAATAGGAGGCGATAGACTCGGCTCGGGAAATAAACAAGAAGTAAGCTTAAGAAACTATGAAAGATCAAGTCACGATCTAGGATATATATGGAGAAGCTCAATGGCATCAGGAACATTAGTGCCATTTATGAGCGAAGTAGCATTGCCAGGAGATAGTTTCGATATAGACTTAGACTGTGATGTGAAAACGTTACCAACAATAGGACCGTTGTTCGGAAGTTATAAAGTGCAATTAGATGTGTTTCAATGTCCAATAAGATTATACAATGGAAAGTTACACATGAATATGCTAAATATAGGGATGGATATGAGTCAAATATTATTGCCACAAATACGACAAGTAGCAAAATATGTGCCAGAAGATGGAGATAATGGACAAATAAATAGTAGTAGTATATACTCATATTTAAATCAGAGAGGATTAGGAAGAACACCAGGAGGAAGTGAAGGAGCAGTAGTAAGATATTTTAATGCAATACCATATCTAGGATATTGGGATATATATAAAAATTACTATGCAAATAAGCAAGAAGAAAGAGGATATGTAATACATGCGACAGACTTAGATAATGAATTTAAAGTAATAACAGCAAAACTAACAACAAGAACGTATGGAGGAACAATAAACGAATATGGAAATATAAATGGAACAGAAGTAACTGTAGATACATCAGGAACAGGTGGAGATTTATCAGATTTAATATATAATGTAGCGACAACATTAGTGTTTCATACAAAATATAATAATAGTAATCAAGCATATGGAGAACCAAAAACAGACGAGTTTACTGTAAAAATAGCAGGAGTAGGATTAGATTGCGTAACAGTATTTGAAGAAGTAATACAAGTACAAAATGAAGATCAAACGTATACAACAACGTTTAGAGGATATACAGGAACTGAAGCGAGTAACCAAACATGGAAAAGTGAGCAAACAACTGTAAAAAACACAGAAGAACCAGGTTTAGGAACACCGCAACTAAAAGAATTTCCTTTAGATAATATCGATGATATGAGAATGGATATACTAGAAGCAGTAAGAAATACAACAGCATTCCAGATTGATAAAAATAGTGCAAGCCCATACGGACTAGGTCTAGGATATAGCGGATTAGAAGCAGATGGGAAATTTTACAAAAAAGCAAGTCAGGAAGGGTTAGGAATAAAAACATATCAAAGTGATTTATTCAATAACTGGATTAGTACAGAATGGATTGATGGAAGTAATGGAATTAATGAAGTAACAGCAGTAAGTACAGCAGGAGATGAATTTACAATAGATAGTTTAAACTTAGCAAATAAAGTGTATAACATGTTAAACAGAATCGCAATAAGCGGTGGATCGTATGATGACTGGTTAGATGCAGTATATACGCATGAAAGAGCAAAAAGTTGTGAAAATCCAATATATCATGGAAGTTTAATAAAAGAACTAGCATTTGAAGAAGTTGTAAGTATGAGCGATACGACAGTAAATGGAGAAGACCAACCGTTAGGGACATTAGCTGGACGTGGAAGATTGACAGGTAAAAACAAAGGAGGAAAAGTTAAAATTAAAGTAGATGAGCCGAGTTATATAATTGGATTAGTGAGCTTAACGCCAAGAGTAGATTATAGTCAAGGTAATAAATGGGATACAAATCTAAAAACAATGAATGATTTGCATAAACCAGCGTTAGACGCAATAGGATACCAAGATTTAATAACAGACCAAATGGCATGGTTTGATACGACTGCAGACACAAGTGGAAATGTAACATATAGCACAGCAGGTAAACAACCAGCGTGGATAAACTACATGACAAATGTAAATCAAACAAGAGGAAGTTTCGCAGAACAAGGAAATAGTATGTTTATGACACTAAACAGAAGATATGAGCAAGGGACAGGTGGAATCGAAGATTTAACAACATATGTAGACCCAAGTAAGTATAATAACATCTTTGCAGATGAAGCGTTAGATAGTCAAAATTTCTGGGTACAAATTAGTAACAGAATACTAGCTAGAAGAAAAATGAGTGCGAAAGTAATACCTAACCTATAAAAAATGAAATAATGGGATATAAATATAAAAAACCGATTAAGAGTAGCCTAAAAAGTGTGGAAACTGTAGAAGGAGAGCCAATAGAACACAAGATTGAGAGAATTGTGAGTAACAAAGAACCAATAAGTGACGGTGCGCCTGAAATATTTACGGAACGTAAAGAAGGTGTAAAAAGTGCATATAACATTAGGACAGATAGATGGGAAATTGCAAGCGAAGCAATGTCTAAAGTAGAAGGAAGTATCCAAGCCAAACGAGATGCAAAGGGCAAAATATCAAAAGTTGATGAGCCTAAAGTAGTACAGTTAAAAGTGGATAAAGTTAGCGAAGCTAAGCCAACAGAAGGTACGAGCAAAGCTGAATAATAAATATGGGGGGTGTTACGAGTAAGGCATCCCCCCTATTTTAATAAGAGTGGTACGCATCTGTTCTTATATATCAAGGGAAAAATAACGCTTTGTAAAAGCGCGAAAAAAAGAAAATATGTGGAACATAGTAATAGCAATAATAATATTAAAAATAATAGAAAATGAGTAAAATAGACTGGGGTAAAGTAGGAACGAGTGCAGCAAGTGGTGTACTAGGTATGATAGGCGGACACCTATCAGAAAGAAGAAATTACAGAAACAACAGAAAGTTGATGGAATTACAGTATAATAATCAAAGACAGTTAAATCAGCAAGGACATGATTTGCAGTTTGATATGTGGAACAAAACGAATTATGGAGCACAAAAAAGACATATGATGGAAGCGGGATTAAACCCAGCGTTAATGTATGGAAGTGCTGGACAAGGTGGAAGTACTGGAAGCCAAGGCGGTGGAAGTGCAAGCATGGGAAGTAGTCAGCAAGGAAAAGTAATGGATTTACAAAATGCATTAATTGGAGCGCAGATTAAAAATCTAGATTCGATAACGAATAAAAATAATGTAGAAGCTGGATTAGGCGGTAAAAAAGGTGAATTACTAGGAGCACAAGCAAGAGGTGAAAATGCAAGAGCATTAATAAACGAATTGGAAGGTAGTGTGATTAGTGAAAACAAAAAGAAATATGTAGATGGATTGATTGGACAATGGGAATTAAATAGTACAGAAGCAAAAAAACAAAAAATTGCTTTAGGTATGAAAGAAAACGGAATACATAATGATATGATAGCGACAGTAATAGGAACGTTATCAGGATGGGATTTAAGTGAGAAAAATGCAATGAATAAACAAGTTGGAGTAATACCGAATTTCATAAATGATGCATTAAAGAAAGCAGATATACATATAGAACCAACAATGACAAGAAGACAAGTAATGAATTCGTTAATAGCAGCATATGCGATTGGAAAAATAGCATTAGATAAAATAGGATGGTTATTCCCAAAACCAACAAAAGAATTCAACATAAATAATTACGTGCCAAGAAACTAATGTGTTTATATCCTAGATTAATACGAAACAGAAAATATACTGAAACAAAAAAAAATGGGGGGAACATCCCCCCTATTCAAGACAAAAGAGTATTAATGGTACCTGTGGGGTGTGGAAAATGTATAGAGTGTAAAAAACAAAAAGCAAGAAACTGGCAAGTAAGACTGCAAGAAGATATTCGAGTTAACAAAAACGCGAAGTTTGTCACTTACACGTTTTC